ATACGGACTCAGCAACCCTCTGTTTGCTAATGATGATGTGGCAATCGTCAGCGTGTTCAATAATGAGAAAGGGGCTCGAGGGGTTGCAGGCCCTGGCACGATGTTGGAAGCTCTCCGAAAAGGTGGGAACGTTCTTGATGCCTTCTCTGTCCCAACGGCAAAGAACCCTAACGGATTCCTGCCAGACACCTATGAAAGATTTGGCTTTGAAGTAGTCGAAAGAATTCCGTTCAACAAAGAATTTTATACTAAAAAAGAAGTTGAAGATCTGGTAGACTATTGGAGAAGTACAGGTTGGGATGAATCTCAGGGGATGCCTGAGATTGTCGTAATGAAATACACCGGAGACCCAGATGTTAGACAAAACCCAGTCAGAACTTTTTTTGAACAGGGTCGAATCGGTTCTGCAGGAAGAGTTGAGAACGTCGACAGATCAGCAAGTAGCAGTCTTGTTAGACGGGCTAGACGGGCTTCTGAATCGGTTCCAACCAGAGCAGATAACCGACTTAATGATCCAGGGACAGTGGGACGTAGCAACCCACCTGCATCCCGTGGACGGTTCCCTGGCTTACTAAGCGAAATAGCATCTTTATCCCCTAGAGATGCTTTCAATCTTGATCTCCCTCAGTCTGATATCTCCTCTCTGCAGTCTCTTCTCTTTGGCCCTTAAAAAATAATTCAGATAATTAAAGTTAATGAGTACACACCAAAAAACAATTGATTTAGGCGTACAAGCTCGCGAGCTTTTAGCGAGTGAAGCGGTCAAGGAAGCATTTGTCAGAATGGAAGAGGAACAGATGAGAATCATCCGGGATTCCTCGCCAGAGAGCACTCAGGAGCGAGAGGCTGCTTATCTACTGTTGAGGTCTCACAGGCATCTCAGAGATGAACTGGAGATTATGATCAACCGAGGCAAACGAGCTCAGTCGAATCTACCGTCTGAGCCTGCCCCAACCACCACTCGAAAGAAGCGCTAATATGTCAGAACTAGGACCAGGAGCAACCGAACAGGAATCAGCAGCGGAAGCCTTCTCTGCCTTGATTGGAGATACCCCAGAGGAAGTAGAAGGTGGTGATGCGGAATCACCTGTTGACGAGACCACGGTTGACGATGTAGAAGAAGAAGAAACAGAAGAAGAAATCGAGGCCGAGAGCTCAGAGGACGAGGAGTCCGAAGAGGAACTCTTTACGGTCCGAGTTGGAGATGAAGAGGTCAACGTCACGCTCGATGAGCTCATCAACGGGTATTCGAGACAGAGTGACTACACCAGAAAAACACAAGCGATCGCAGAGCAACGTAGAGCAGTCCAGGAGCTTGAGCAACAGTATGCTCAACAACTCCAGGCTGTGCAACAGATTGCTCAGAGGCTGCAGGAGCAGCCAGATATCCCAGAGCCCAATATCGATTGGCAGCGTCTGTACGACGAGGATCCGATCGGCTGGGTGAGGGAGAGAGAGCTAGCAAGAGACCGTCAAAGCCAGCGAGATCAACGAGCTCGAGAACTGGAAGCGGTCAAGCAGGAACAGGAGAGGATTGGTCAGTATCAGTTCGCCCAGGCCCTGGAAGGCCAGCGGCAGCTGTTGACTGAGTTGATCCCAGAGTGGAAGGATCCAGAAACCGCCAAGACCGAAAAGGCCGCAATTCGCAAATTTGCAGTTGAGGAACTCGGCTTCAGCGAAACCGATATCCAGCAAGCCTATGACGCCAGGATTGTCTCGGCACTCAGAAAAAGCTGGCAGTTCGCGAACGGATCCAAACAGGCACAAGAAGCAACCAAATCACCGAGAAACAAGCCCTCGTCGAAGAGAGGTCGATCCTATAAGCCCGAAGGCAGAGGACCCAGCAGCGCCAGTAAGCGCTTTGCAAGGTCAGGGTCGATGAATGACGCAGCGGACGTATTCTCCGAGATGTTTGGTTAAACCAAAAAATTTTATCCAGTTCGGATAATTGAAATAATCGGAGTAATTCAATGGCACTGATTTCCAATTCAGTCACCACCTACGCCACAAAGGCCGCAACAGGTGGATCAGAGCATCCCGAAGACGTTTCGACGATCCTCTACAATTTAGACCCTGCAGATGTGCCGATCGTGTCAGCTGCCGGGAAACCAAGAAACTGTACGAACACTCTGTTCGAGTGGGTAAACGAGACTCTAAGTGATCGTGATGACACTGCAGTCCTCGAAGGGGATGAGACAACACGGGCTGCTTCCTCGCTGACTACGAGAAGCAACAACGTCTGTATGATCCTTAGCAGAAACGCTACGACCACCGGGACCCAGGAAGCCCTAAAGAATTTTACGAAGGCCTCCCAGATGGGTCATCAGATGGCCCGGAAGAGCAAGGAGCTCAAGCGGGATGTCGAATTTGCGATCACCAGAAACAAGGCCAAAAACGTTGGAGCAGCGGGTACGGCTCGTCAGACCGCTACCCTGATCACCTGGTTCAACGATGGGGCTAAGTTTAACGTTTCTGCAGACGCAGGTTCCACAGCTGCGACTGGTGACGGTAGTGACACCTGGACTCGTTCTGGGACTACCAGAGCGGTTAGTGAGGCTCAGATCAACACGGTGATGGAATCCGTTTATGACAACGGTGGAGATCCAACGATGATGTTTGTCTCTCCAGGCCACAAGACGGATATCAGCGCTTTCACAGGTCGCAGTAACACCCGAGAGATGGTGAATGCTGGGACTGTGGGAAGCCCGATCTCGGTCTACGCTTCTGACTTTGGAGACGTAAAAGTAGTGCCTTGTCGGACGTTGGGCAAAGGCGCGGCTGCGGATGCAAACAAGGATATTTTCATCCTGGATCCGGACCACTATCGCCTGGCGATGCTCCGAAGCTATACCACCTTTCCGCTCGCAAAAATTGGCGACTCAGAGACTCGTCAAATTCTCGTCGAGTTTGGATTGCAGGTAGATTCTGGGCAAGCGCACGGTCTGATCACAGATCTGACCACCTGATAACCCTCAGTGAGCTCGGGGTGTAAGCCCTGAGCTCTACCTAAATGAAACACAGCACAATCTTGGATCATCGTGGGAACGTAGTCAGCCAGCTGGTCAGTGAGACTGCTGATGAGTCTGTCATCCACCACGTGATCACAGAGGACCTCGAGCCCTTGGTCAAGCAGGCCAAGTTGGACCGGGAAAATCTTAACACAAAATCATCTATGAGATTAGTGGCTCATCTTCCTGCAGCTGTAGCAAATCAGATGTTTCGGGACGGGAGCTTCAAGGACAGGAAGGCTCTCAAGCGCTGGCTGAATGACTCAGCCAACAAGTGCTTCAGGGTCTGGGAAGGTCGCGTATGAACACCTACAGCGAGCTCCTGACCAATATCGGAACCTGGCTCAATCGTAGTGATTTGGCAACCTACGCTCCGAGCTTTGTTCAGCTGGCAGAGGCCAAGATGAACCGGGTACTCCGAACAAGCGATCAGTACACAAGATCTCAGCTGGTGAGCTCAGACAATTATCTGACGATGCCGAGTGACTTTCTGGAGTTCAAGGTGCTCCGAGTGATCAGTCCCGTAGAGCGGGACCTGATCGAGATCCCAGCACACCAGATCGATGAGGCCAATGAGACCAACTACATTGCCTCGCTATCAGATAAACACGCTCGCTACTACGTCTACAAGGGAGCCAACGTCCGGATCCTGCCAGCCCCGGCAGAGAGCCAGACGTACGAGATGAACTACTACGCAAAAATCCCGGCTCTGTCTGCTTCCAACACGACCAACTGGCTTTTGACGGCTCATCCAGATGCCTATCTCTACAATGCGATGGTCGCAGCAACTCCCTTCTTGGGGGAGGACGAGAGGCTCCCAGTCTGGGGTCAGTTGGCAAATGAGGCAATTGGACAGATCCAGGCTGCAGATGATCGCAGACGTGCCAAAGGAAGCAGGCACAGCCTGAGCTTCCGTCCTGTGGGGAATACGCTTACGAATCGGCTCAGAGTATAATGACACAGCTTGTCAGATACGGGACCAAACGCTACGGGGTTG